AATTGTGGTCGCACCGTTTAACTTACTACCAATTTATAGCCTGTATCGCCGTTATAGTTGTAGCGGCCATAATGGCAGCCTGCTGAGTTGCGCTATGCTGAAGCTGAGCCGAGATAAACGCCTCCACATCAACACCCACTTGCTGGATTTGGGCGGCAGTATGGGACAACCACCCAGCATCCAATGTTTTGGCCATTGCAGATGTGAAACCGGGCAGCGTCGAACGCAGTACCAGTGCCGTTAAATTCATCTGATCAACCTGTCCGCTCGGATAAATATGAGCAACGCCCAGTGCTGATGAAGGAATGCCATTGATAATGGCATTCGATGCCGCCGCTTCAATGATTAGGCATTTAGCAATCTGAGCCTGCGCTATTGTCGGCGGCGGGTTCTGTATCAACGCCGCCTCCGCATCGGTGATAGCCGTCACACCAGGGGGTAGCCATTGGGCATAATTTTGAGCGTCGGCTGTATCCAAAAAATAAAGCGCATTATTTGCATCAGTAAAATAAGTCATTAGCTCATCTCCGACCAGTTATTAATTGTTACAGTGCCAGTTGTCACTAGCTGGTACTTTTGGCCAGGCTGGACAATAAAACTAAATGACGGGAACAGTGATGACAAAGTCGAATAAGCCGAATACAGTAAATTAACCAAACTGCCCGACGGGCCAGCCTGGGCCGTGGCTGTACCGGCAACGTTATAGCCGAACGTCAACGAAATCATAACTGTCATCGGCTTAGTGCCCGTATTAGTATAAATCGTATTTGCCGCCCGACTACCCGTCACAACATTGTAACTTTGGCTTAAACCAATCGCTTGACTCAACTGCGTATACCCGGCTAACGTCGTAGCTAACGCAGCTATCGTCTCGTAACTCGCCAATGTGGTCGTCAACGCACTTGACGACACATACCCCGCCAAAGCCTGAGCCACCACCCAGCTCCCTTCAAACGCACACCAGTTGTATCCGTCACTTATCAAAGTGAGCGACTGCTGCGGCGCCAATTGAATCATTCCGCCGTTTGAAACACCGTTAAAGAAAAACCCCCACGCTCTCCAATAGGTGGAGTTTGGTGGTGCTTGATTGGTGTTGGCGAGAATGCAGGAATAATTAATGTTATTGTAATAAACAAGGCTAGGTGTCAAACCCGCAACATAAGCCGCAGTGCTGTTCCAGCCCACCGCGCCAGGGTATTGGCCGATTTCTATAGTTTGCATTGCGCCGCCGTTGTTAGCAAACCTAAACATCATGCCGCCATTGTTATTGGCCGAGGGTATAGTTGTGGTAAATGCCGCTGATCCGCCAAATTCAAAAAATGACCCGAAATTGGCCGCAGTAAGTGTGGTCGCCGCCGACAAACCAATCGCCCCATTCATACTCCCGACAGACCCAGACGCACCAAAAGCTGGGTTCAACAGCACCCACGCACCTAGCACCATGTCCCACTGCAACTCAATCCAATGACCTCCTCCGGCAATATCACCGGGCACCAACGGCGCCCCAGCGCCCTTGACAATCGTGTGCGCCGCAATCACCCCATTGTTGGGCGTAAAAGTTGGCGTTGCCGTCAAATTAGCAACAGACGACCGCACACTCAATGACATCCCATTTTGTAAACCTGTCACAGCTGGACTAAAACTAGCTGTAATGGCATCAGACGACCCGCCAGCATTCGCAACCCATAAGCCACCATTTTGAATCGCCTGAGCCAACTGCCCAACATTTGAACTAGAAGCCGTCAATCCTGCTGCCGTAATCACATTAACGATTTCCCGCTGCGGCTGCTCAATCGCAGCCCCCGGCGGAATAGACCCCGCCGTAGCCGTGGCAGGATTGCCCGTCACATACGGATCGTTAGCAGCACCGCCCATAGGAGGGTTATATATCATGGTTAAGCCTCATTCATAGATAAAGATAAGAATCTTGTGCGCCTGGTTAATGCGATTAATCCGGCATTCCAAGTCGGCCGCCACATCGATCTTAGTGATAGGATCGACACCGCATTCCGACTCGCCACAGCGAAAATACGTCACCCGAGGGCCCAACACTGTGATTGCCCAATAATCCCTAACCGCATGACCGTACGACATGAGTGCATCAATGCCGCACTGGCTAATGCCGCACACAAACGGGTGATAATTGGTGATAGTGATGCTATAGCCCATAGCAGCCGCCAGCGCAATATAGAACGCAGGCGTTTGTCCACCGGGTGATGTCAACTTGGTGACCAAATCCGCGCGGCGCGTTTGCAGCGTGTCAGCCACGCCCACCGCGCATGGATCGGGCAGCCCCGCGAACGCCTCCCAGTCATTCAACAGCTGCAGCGCATATCGCGGGTCCAGCTCCACCCGCAGCGCGTCACAAGCCGCATCAAAACGGCCAAAAGTTTGCGCCGTGGCTTCAAGAATTTCATACAAGCCGCTGCCGGGCTGGCGCAAATCGTCCCACAACTTACCATTTGGCAAATGGTTTAGCAGGGACTGCAAATAATCGGCGGCACTATTGCTCATGCCAGCGTAGTAAAGGTGATAGTGCCCAGCGTGACAATATTCCCAGCACTGGGCGAGACATTAGCAGTCGGACCGGACAGCACATAGTCAACGATACCCAGCGACTGATCGATCGCCTCTTCAATTTGAGTTATCAAAACCACGCCGCTACCGGAACCATTTTCATAATTTGCCTCCGCCAAAATCAGCGCAGTCAAGCTGGCAGTCACGGCGGCTTGCGTCGCAGTGGTGTTAGGCTTGATGGCAATCGCTGGGTTCATCGGTGCGGCCACCGGCGGCACAACATAGATTTTCGAGCAATCGGCAGGCACGAAGGGCTGCAAATAAGCAGCCAGCGCCGTTGCATTGGCAGCCAACGGAATACCGTTCGCATAAGTGGCATCCATCATGAACGTGATCAGCACCGTGCCCGCACCCATGCCACACGGCGTACACCAAGCGCGGGTCACTCCCGGGAAACCTAATGCCCACCCCTGATAATCCGTTTGGCTGCCGCCTGCCACCGGATTGCGCACCCGCTCGAACAGCCTTGCCTGCAATGCCTCATCACCCTCCTGATCGGTGCCACCGGTCAGCGGCGCAGCCAGCGTAACACTGGAATTGACGCCTGGCAGGGGAGTGACCACCGTCAGCACCTCACCGGCGGCCAGATTGGTGTCCGCGCCGGCCAGTGTGCAGACCACAGAAACGTTGGCACTACCACCTGTCATAATAGTATCCGTGCCGGTGGCATATTCCAGACCATAGCGGCTTTGCAACAGCGTATTAGCCGGGATATCCGCGCTGGATGCGCCAGTGAAGAGTATCGTGCCACCGGCAGCGGTCGGCGGCAAACTGGCCAAGCCCCATACCGCCGCAAATTGCTGTAGCGATATACCGGTCGCAGTAAAAGGATGGCATTGCAACGCCACATTATCGAGTTTGGCATATAAGCCATGCGCCACGCCAGACAAGGCATACTTCACCCCCTCGACCACCGCATTGTATTGGCCCGGATTGACCCCCCCGGTGATGGCCAGATCGGTGGCGACCTGTCCAAGTATCTGCGGCAACGTCGGCGTAACAAAATCGCTCATGCCGCCACCAAAAATTGATTGTTCCAAACCGCCCCGTTAGGCTCGGTAATTTGCACGTAAGCCTCCAAAAATCCATCCGCCCGCCAATCCGCCCAGGTGTTGACCGCAGTCGCCAAACCGGCATCAATCAGCCATTGCAGCGCATCATCTATATATAAAGGAGTCAACGACCGGGTATCCTCGATTTGCTTGGCATTGCGCAACGTCCAAAGCAGAGAACCGTGCGGCCGCGCCTGTATCCCCGGCGTTGAGCCATCAGAGGGATAATCATCCCCCCAAAAGCCACCCTGATAGCTTTGTGTGGCATCAAAAAACGCCGGCAACGCATCACTGGCCGTGATGCGCCGATCCGTAAACAACGAGGCAATCACCAACGATTGCAGCGAATTGTCAATGACTGGCGAATTAACCAACCACAACAGGCTATTACTGCCCGTCATATCTTGGGTCAACGCAAAATCAACCACATTCATAACGATTTCACCTTGGCTGAACCGGACATAATCTGTCCGGTCGAAAGATTCACCGCATCGCCCACCCGCGCAACTGCCGCACCACCGGCACCGCCCAGATTGATGCTGTTGCTGATGACATCGGTTTCCGGTGCCGTAATGACCACCTTGTTCGGACTATTCACTGCAACATGATCGGCATGCAACACCACCGACTGCCCTTGATTGTCATAAATAGCCACCTCGCCCGAGGCCAGCCCCGCCAGGCGATAGCGTCGGTCCGCGACACAGACCACTATCGCGTTACCGGCATGGGCGCCGACATTCAGCACAATGCCTTCAGCACCAGGCAGCGGATTGGCCGTAAAACCGTAGGCTTCAAAATGCTCCAGCCCGTCCAACGGATTACCGCCCAGTGCTTGCAACTGCACCAGCTGCATTTTCAGCGCACTATTGACCAGCGTCACCACACCGCGAGCAATCAGCCCCTGCAACCGGCGCAACATTATTCCACCACCCCAGCACCCCGAGCGCGTTTGGAGACAGACTTGCGCACCTTAACCACATCCGGTATCGCATCCATGGACAGCGGTGCCAAATCGAATGCGGCGGGTGGGCGCACGTCGAGCAGAGTGATAAAACCAGCCTGATCATCCACCTCAAACACAACCTCAGCAACCAACAGCCGGGCATTGACATTCAGCAGCGGATCAACGACATCCACCAACACATTGGGTGCCCATAACGCATCCGCGTTATACCAGCCCTGCACGGTGTAACTGATCGCCTGACCCTCACCGGCGCGGCGGTTCAATTCCGCTTGTGCCCGATTTTTGCAATCGGCGGCATTGGCCGGCCCGTCAGCGATCACCGTCAGTGGCCGATAACGCA